CAACTCTGCACCCGTTAGCATCTCTTTTCGCCCAAATCTCCACAGTAATTCTTAATGTTTCTCCTTTCTTAAAAAGAGTTGTTCCAACATCTATTAAAATACAATCCATAACTTGGCCTGTTGCTGTTCCCCCAACCGCTAAAGTTTTTCCTGTTGCGTTTGCGATTGCTGTTTCAGTAGACCCATCATAATGTATTATTTTAACAACAGCGTAGGCTTCAAAAGCTAAACTCGCTTCTTTCCACCCAACTCCAAAAGGCACATTAGCAATTAATTGGCCTCTCATAGTTCGCGGTGTATTAAATTCAACATCAAAGTCTAAATCAATTTCTTTAGTGAAAGTATTATTAGCTACATTTTCATCAGTCATCACTCTTTCAGAATAAGGTGTGCTTGTTGTTAAGAAATGGTCGGCTCCTATTGTCGCGTTTGCTCCATAAAAAGTTATCATGCCTGTCCCACTCGCTATATCTGTCCAAGTATAATTTGCTAAGGCGGTTGGTTGTGATTGAAATTTCTTTGATAACATTTTAAAGTGGAGAAATTAGAGATGTGTAATTTATTAATGCTTTCATTCCCTGCTCGATTCTCTCTTGATTTAAATTCATTAAAGTGTCTGCTTCTCTGCTTAGATAACCTGTTGTATTATAAGCAATTATTTTTTGTGCAACCATCGAGGAAACTATTGAACTTAGTGATAATTGTATTCTTGTTGGTAAGCTCGCATAATCTGTAACCCAAGTTCTTTTTGTAACTAATTCCACTTCTCCTTCTGCGTCATCACTCCATGCGTCTAAAGTTGTTGAGTCAGCAACTATTGTAGCATCTGCATTTTCTCCTGCGTTTGCTATTGCTTTTGCTTTTGTTGATAAGGTCCAGGACATATTATATCCATGAAATTGAAGGATTTAAACTTTTCTGATTTGCTAAATAACATGCTCTTATTAATCCTTCAACAACATCAGAGTCATTATGGTTAACTGAGAAGATTCTTATCTTTGTTGGACTTCCTGCTTTCATAACATATTCGTATTGAACAGAGAGAAGTGATTCAATAACTTCATCATCATTTAATAATTTTAAAATCCCTCTCTGCATCATAGATAAAAGATTTTGGTATAAATCTTCTTTTAATAATCGTTGAGTGCTTGTTCCTAAGTGATCCAAAACTCTCTGTCGATTATTAATTGCAACGACTTTTCTTTTAACAGGAGAACGCAAAAGCCAATCCATAACTCCAACTCCTAAAGAGCCTGAGCCTGCATCAATTCCTATTCCTTTTCTTGCAAAATTCCATTTTTTATCCAAATCAATAATATTATCGTGAGTTGTTGTTGTTAATGTCTTTCTTGTAACAATATTATCAACTTGATTAAAATTCTCATTATTTCTCTTTTCTATTATTGAAAAACAGCTTGCATCCTCTCCCATTCTTGCAATATCCACTCCAAGATAATGTTTAAATTGTTCTTTAATTCTTTCTGGTTTCTTTAGTGAACAACATTCTCTTATTAAAGATTCTGGGAAGAACTTGAATAAGTCTTCAATAAAGTCTCCAAGATATTCCTGTCCAAACTCTTTATTACTCATTCTTGCTTTGGCTTGTTCAATCTTTTCCAATCCTTTTTCTCTTTGTTTTATAGTCCAAGTTTCACAAATAGGTCTTTTTCTAATAACTTCTTCGGAATTAACTGAAAATCTTGTATATGATTTATAAGCATTGTCTTTATTAATCCATATTCTGTGGAATTCTCCCTGAGCCCCGAATGGTGTTGATAAGTCAATAGTATCGCCGCCAGTAGTAATTAACATTGGCATAACCGCAGCGTTAACTTCATCTGGGATTCTCGCACACTCATCCCTGTATAATCGTCCTATTGTATAGCCCCTTATTCCTATTCCACTCTGTCCTGTTGGAAGGCATCTAATTGTAACTCCGTTATTTAAAACAATCTTCTCTTTAGTAACATTTCTCGAATATGGCTTCTTAATATATACTTTGTAGTATCTCATTAAGTAATTAAGAGTTTTGTCGAATAGAAGGTATGCCTGACGCTCTGTGGGGGCAATCATGAGGACTGTCTTGTTTTTATGAGAAATAGCCCATTCGCTTGCATCAATACCACATATTTCGGTCTTACCTAGCTGCCTTCCACAGCAAAGTATTTTATCTCCTTTAGTGTTGAGAAATTCCTTCTGCCATTCATCAAGTTTAAGATGTTCTTCGTGAATCATATTATATTTTATAATATTTTTTGAAGTTTTTAAATATTTTTGAAATTTGTTTGAAATAAGAGTAAGGCCACCCCACCCCACCGCGCGTTATGTAGATAAATTAACTCTCGCTTGTTTTCTCCACTGGAAATAGAGGTTATGCCAAGGAAAGAGGTATGTAAGTTATTCGGTGTAGCAATTAACTACATTTGTTACTGCTACTGAGTAATAATAACAGGTATAAGTAAATAGTGTTTAGTGTAAGTAAGTCCAGCTTAGTGTAAGTAGGGCCTGCTTAGTGTAAGTAGGTCGTGAGTAGGAGTTTTCCCCCTAAAAATCCACAATAGCACGCGTTTAACTTGTGGATTTTACCCTAGTTTACCTGGAGTTATGTTTAATACCATAAGCCTTTAATAAGTGTGAATGTTAATTTGCTATGCAAATTAAAAGTAAACAGTTTATATAAATTATTCGGTAAGGAGAGGTAACTCCAGGTAAACACCAATTCATAAGAATAGGTTCATACTCTAACAAGAAGTTATAGTAAACACTCATCAGTAATAATAAACAATTATAAAGAAAGGTTGTGTAATAAGTAAATGAATCTTGAAAGCCTTGAAATGATACAGCGTGTGTACATCCAAACATGATTACTATGTAGGTATGTCTCCTACTAAAAAAAAGCGAGTAATGTAATCAGTATCATAGGTCCTATGAGTTGGGGAAGCATTACATATACTCCATTTTATACATATTTAAGTTCCCTCAGGGCTTGGATTTTGGAGAAGTACACACATCATAGTTATGTTACCACACATATACTTATATACCTTCTTTTGAGTATAGTAGTTATGGCAAAGATCAGAGATGCTACTGAACTAAGAGCAACACAAATAGATATCATAAAAAGAACCGTAGAGAAATGCTTTGATATTGAACAAGGCATAAACTATGAAGAATTTATTTATCGTATTTGTGAAAGGTTTCATACAACTCGTAGGACAGCAGTTGAATATATTAAGACTGCATTGATTAGCTTAGACTTTGAGATTGCAACTATTGATGGAATTGGTAAACTTAGGGGACACAAGGTTAAATGTCTAAGACCTATGAGTGCAGCTGATAAAGAGAGAAATCAAAAACTAAACTTCTTTGAAGATTCAAATGGTTAAATGTCAAATATGTAAAGAGTTAGAAGCTGTGTATTGGTTAGAGCCTAATGAATTATGGGTATGTGAGGGTTGTGATAGAAATGAGGTTGAGAAAGTTAAAATAGGTCTAATTGCGAGAACATGGTAGATAATCAAATTAGCTTAGGTTGGTTATTGTTCTGGCTAATTGTGGCTTTACCAATAGGGATTATTTACTTAATTTGGTGTATGTGTTTTAGAGATTAATCCTCTTTAGGAGTTGTAGGCATTATACCCTCAATTTCATATATCTTCTCAACTAACCTATTAACTAACCTCTGAGTTTCTAAGAAGAACTTATTTACTATTATCTGTATCTCTTTTTCTTCTTTATTTTCCATGATTATGATTGCGAGTCTTTCCTCGCTGTCAGATGGTTTAAGGTCTCCAGTTATTCAACGGCTGGGGAGACTCCACGCTTAGCTTATTATGCCCGACCCTAAGGTGCCGTTCCAGATGTTCGCAGTAGACCATCAGCGAACCCACGCATATTTTCGTAGGTGTTGATTTAACAACATTCGACTATGATTGCGAGATGATAGGAATTTCACCTAAATAGGATTTGGGTTCCGCTCTCACCAACATCTCGCATTATGATGGGCTGTTTTTTAGTGCTACCCATCCACACTCTCAATTGAGCATGACACGGGCTACTCGATGGCTACGGGAGTAGCTTCCCATTATATCTTTCACCCGTGAGTATGATTGTGGGTCTTGAATAACTTCCTAAAAATGGCAGAAGCCATAGTGCCAATCCAACCCACTCGTTGACTATAAAATAAAAAAAATAAATTATTCTGATGTTATTTTATCTAAGATTTTAACAACTCTTAATATTTGTTCTTTTACTTTTAAAATCATTGTTTCTAATCTTAATATTCTTTCTTCAATTGAATCCATTTTACTCAAAAGCTTCCTTCGCTTGCTTTACAAGTTTGATTGCTGTGTCCATGTCTTCTTCTAATTGCCCTGTCTTATTCATCTTCTCACATATAGCCACAAAAATATCCTTTGCATAACTTGTATACATTGTTGCTGTTTTGTCTTTCTTTACTTCTTCATAAAACTTCTCTCCATGTTTCACTTCTCCAGGCTTTACAACTTCAACTTCTTCCCCAGCTTCAGCATCTGATTTGTTTAGTTTCCTATCAATAGCAATTCTGGCTTCAATCTTAGTTATCCCTTCTGGTGCTACTAGACCTAAGCTCTTCATAAATTTTAATTGCTTTTCACTTGCTAATTCTGTTATATCCATTTACTCTTTACCCCCTTTCACTAAGCCTACGGCCTTCAATATAAAGTCTTCCCATGATGTGCATTTACCTTCAATCTTCCAAACCTCTTTCATATTTTCCAATCGTTTAAAGACTCTATCATCATAGTTTAAAAATATCTTTCTCATTTTAAATCTCCTGAGAGTTTATCAATCTCATTATGAAATTTATGATGTTCTCTACAATTTATAGGAAATGCTTTTTTCAACAACCTAATAAATTCTTTGAAATCATCAACTTCAATAACATTATGGTCTTCAACATTCCAATATTTATTACTCAATACTATTTTCTTCTCACTTAATTTAAATTCTTTTTTCATATTCACTACACTCCTTACAAGCCCATTTATATTTACAATTCTTCTTTAAAAATCCTGATTTACAAAAAGGACCCTTTTTCTTTTTCTCACTTAAATTAAATTCTTCGTCGCTGTTTCTTTCATTAACTATGTCATCTTGCTCAGGAGTTAGATCAGCTCGAAAATATCTTGTTGTCATATACTATCATAGTATCATACCTTTATAAATGTATCTTACCACTGGAGAATAAAGACCAGGGGGCACATTCCCCCCTATCTTTAGCCAAATGTGTAAACCAAAGAATAATTATTTTAAGATTTAATATTATATAAATTTAATTGAAATGTAAAACACATCTTGCGAGAATGTGAGTTCCTGCACCGCCTGCTGCTACGCTTTCAATACAATGTCCTATTTCTTGAAAATGTCTTGTTTGATTTGGTGGGCTTGCAACAGTGGCATTAGCATATCCTGCTTCTGTTGTGCTAACCCCAACCCAATTATTTCGTGTAGCAGCAGTATTATCTTCCATAGCAACATCTGCAATTCCCCCAACAACAACCCATGCTTTACTTCCATCACTTACCCCACTCTCTAAAAAAACTCCTATTGGGTCTATTCCGTTTGCAGTCATTAATTTCACAGCGTCATTAGTTGCATCAGAACTTTCTACTAATCCCCCAGCAACGCTGTTTGCCCCTGTTTTATTTGTTAATTTAATACAAAATCCCCCAATAGGTGTCATTCCAGATTTTTCCATTACTGAAAATTGAGTTGTTGGAATTGTGCTTGTTACCCCAATATTTCCAGTTCCTGCATCCATTATCATTCTTGTTTTTACACCGATTTCTGTAATTCTAAAAGTTCCATCATTATTTGATACAAAACTCCAATCAGATGCCCCAGTGTTTTTAAAAGATAATAAAGGGTTTGAACTTCCTGTTACTCTTAAACCCTCTGCTCCCCCTACTGCAGTAGTATTTATCTCAACATATTTTCCTGGTGTTGATGTTCCTATTCCAATATTTCCATCTGCATCAACTATTAACGCTTGGTTTGGAGTTCCATCATTCGCACTTAATTCCGAATGTCTGTGTAAAGTGTCAGCCATTGAGTCATCTGTTAAAGTATCTAATTCTGTTATTAAAACTGATGAGTCTTTTATTCCTTTTGCTCCCCCATCTCCAACGATAATTGTTCCATCATCCAAATTAGCTGCGGCAGTAACATCCCCACCACCTGCGGCTGTTTGCCATGAACAAGTTCCATCTCCATCTTCTCTTAAAAATTTTGTCCCACCACCTTCTCCTGTTGATAAAATAGTAGTTCCTTCATGTGTGTGGATTTCTGCGTGATGGTCGTCAGGAGTTTGCCCAGTTGTAGAAGCGTGAGTTACTGGAAATTGTTCATCAACATATTTTTTATTAACTAAATCATAATCTTGTATTGGTGCATCTCTTTTAATACTTCTATAATGGTCTCCAGATTTATTAGGTAAATCAAAACTTCCAGTAGGACTAAAAGATTTCTTTTCGTTTCTTTGTTTTTTAGTGTTCCCACTCATAGAATTAATTACCCTTTGTTCTTTTGAATATCCCATTATAAAGTTTCCTTAACCTTTTTACTAACTTTAGATTCTTCTGCTTCTAAACTTATCTTTCTTCCTTTGTGATAGTCGTCAGCATCTACTCCTGAAGTAGATTTAACGGGATATTTTTTACTTATACCTTTTTGTCCAAAGCTATCTGCCATAAAATTATATAGAAATAGAATTTAAATAACTTATGCTGCAGCTCTATTTGCACTCATTACAAGGGCCCCATTTTTCCAAGGAATAATTATTACATCATCATCCACAGTTGCTAAATTTAAAGCATCTGCTGCAGTTTTAATTGCTGTTTCTGTTTCAGCATATACAGGTGTGCTTAATGTTACATCTCCAGCTGCCATCTTATGCTTTTACAATAACCCCCTCTAATTCTAATGCGTTAATTATTAAATTAATTCTATCCCCAAAGTCCTGCAACACGCCTTCTAATTCTGCCTGACTTGTTGCTCCCAGAGAAGCGTCAGCATCGGTTAATGTATCACTTCCTTTAAATCCAGCGTCAGCAATACTTGCCTGTTGAGGTTCATCCCTTTGTGTTCTTCCCATCTTTTTTTACCTCTTTTAATTCTGGTGGATTTAAGAAAGCTAAGATTTCTTCGTCTCCTTGATATTTTTTCGAAGTTTTAAAATGTTCTTCTAAATTTAATTTATTTTTAATAGCTTGATTTCTTACTAAAGTTCTCTCTTGACTATCATTTCCTTTTGGGTTTGTAGCCATCTCGCAGTAATGCTCATAGGCTTTAATAATATTAGATTTCATTTTAAACGATTGTGTCGCTTATCCAGTAGCCAGCGTTAGGATTTTCTAACAAACACTCTCCACTTTCCTTAGCAACTATTTTATAAGAACCTGTAATTTCATCATAAACTTCATTTGTCTTTAAAGGCATAAAAGATTTCCAAACAGCCATAGCTGGTGTAATCATTAAAACCCAGTCAGTAGTGAATAAAGGGCTAACTATAGTTTTACATCCTAAGATTTCCATAACATTTGATTTAGTTACTTGGTCTGAAGCATAACTTGGAATACTTGAACCTTTAACATTAATTATATAATTCTTTAAATGCTTTTCTTCTGCTTGATTCATACAAATATAAATATTTGAAGTGTCATAAGAGTAAAGTTTTAAACTTTCAATTCCAGCGTTAATGTCTGCGATTGGGTCTCCTGTTTCAGTTTCATTCCATCCGTCAGCAGTTGCAGCAGCAGTAGGAACATTTGAAGGGGCTGGTGTTCCGCTTGTTGTAGCTTCTCCAACAACATCATATATTCTTTGTTCTACTTGTCTTTGAATTGCTCTTACAATATCTCTAACATGAGCTGCGTAAATATCTGGGTCACTATCTTTCTTATCTTCTTCTGAAATACTTTGAGAGTTTGCTTTAAAGATTTTAATATAAGAAGTCTGTCTTGTCATAGTTTGAGAAATAACTTCTGGCAAAGAACCTTCAGCTTGATAACCAATCCTCGACGCTGTCATCCCTGATGTATCAGTTGTATCAATAAAACCTGCTGTCTTTTTCCACCATCTTAACTCACGAGCATTAGTTGATGAAGAACGAATAATACTTCTTAATGGACTTGGGTATTCTTCTGCGAAGCCTGTTGCTAACTTATTAACATTTAATCCTCTTATGTCTGCTTGTCCAGTTGTATCTGCCATTATTCTTTATCCTCTTTTTCTTCATTAACTATTTCTTCGGGTTTTTGTTCTTCTGTTTTTTCTTCTTCCATTTTATAATTATGAGTTTGCTGGGTCGTAATGTGGATGTAGTTCCATTAAAAAAGTGTCTCCATCTCCTGCATCTTCCAATGAATATCCTAATCTATGCCCTGTTGTTACTGGTGCTATTGCCACTTCATTTGTTGCCCCACTAGAAGCATGAGTATCTAAAGTTAAGCCTACGGTTATTGAATTAACACCTGCAAGAACTTTAAAAATTCCTTCTCTATAAACAGGGATTTTAGTGTTACCATCATTTGCGATTTTTTCAGCCGCTGCAATTCCTGCAATAACATCACCATCACCATCAGCTAAAGAAGCAGTCATAGGGTCAGTCATTTTTAAGATTGCGCCTTTTTCAATTCCAGTGCCGTCTGCACAAGTAAACGCGATAGGTGGTGCAGTTTCGATTACTAATGTTGCTTCGCTTGCCATAAAATATAATAAAAAATAAACTATTTAAATGTTTGCTCAAACGCGTGTGCTTCCATTTCATGTGAGTTAATTACTTCTTAAATTCTTTTTCAGCTTTTTTGTATTCTTCTTCTGCATACTTTACAATAAATTTATAGAATTTTAAGTTTTCTTCTGTCATCTTAACATCCCTTTTCTTAGCTTCTATAAGATTTTTCCAGTAAACCATTTCATCTGAGCCTAATTTAATGCCTAAGTTTTCTTTATTCTTTTCCATTTTAATTTCCAGACATTACTTTATTCATATATTCTTTAGGAGTTTCTTCTTTTTTTGTTGCTTCTCCGCCTGCTTCACTTCTTCCGCCTAATGCCCTTCTTGCTTCAAGTTCTTCTTCTTGTCTAAGTAGTTCTGCTTTTCTCTTATTGGCTTCTTCCAACCTTTTTGCAGCAGAGTTTGCTTCGTCAACGAGTGTAGTTGTTTTAGGCTTATCCCCCTCTCCAGTATTTTCTGCTGGTTTCTCTGGTTCTTCGTTAACTTCTTTTTTTTCATCCATTGTTATTTACCCCCTTTCAATTTGTCTTTAAGGGACTTGGAATTGAAACGCCTATCACGGCAGCTATCACGAAAACGTAAATACTGAAGATAGTTCCGTTGATACCTTGATGTAAGGCGTAGAGTTCTGCAATAGTAAGACATACCATGCCCCCTACTATAATTCTCCAATCTATTTGTTTTTTTTTATCCATTATAATTATTCTGCGTCTGAAGTTACTTGGACATCTGTAACTGCAATAGCTTGTTCTAAGGTCTCCCCAAAAATCATTGCGTTTCTTGCATCTCCAAGTCTATTTAATTGCCTATCTATTACTGCCTGAGTTGTTTGAACTTTCTCAGGAGCATTTTGTAATACAGGAGATTGAATTGTTAGAAGTTTTATCTTACTCTCTGCATCTCTAATTTCTTGCTCTGCATCCTCTACCATCTCTAAATAATCTGGTTTTTTAGTGGGAGTTCTTGCAGCAGCCATTCTCCAATCTCTTATACTATTACCTATTTGAACTATTGTTAGTTCTAAATCTACGATTTTTTCTTCTGCTGTTGTTGGTGTTAATGACTTCCCAAGTAACTTAGCACCATATCGAGTAAAAGTTATTCCCTCAACTGCTTGAGCAACTTTGGATATATCTGCCTTACCTGACCTTAATATTTTTATATCATGCTCATTTAATTCCAAAGATAAAACCATTTGAATATGAGGGTCATCTGAAACTTGGTCTGGTCTTAAACCATTTTCTAACATAAAATCTGTCATCTCTAAAAGATTATCTGCTCTACCCCCTTTTTTAAGTTCGTCTAAAGCATGTTTTCCTGAAAATGCTTGACCTAATGGTGTTCCAGCCATTAATTGTCCAATATTTTCTAGTAAACTTCTGGGTTTAGTATCTTGCCCAAGTTCTTTAAATGCTCCGACAGCAGTTTCTCCTAATTCCCTTCCTTGTGGAATTTCTGTTCTACTTATTATCTTTTGTCTTTCTATTTCTTGTTGTCTTTGTAATTGTGCATTTTGAATAACAGCAGTCTTTTCAAGTTGAGCAATATCATCAGTATTTAATCCAAAGAATGTTCTTCCATCTGGTAAAGTAAAACCTTTTTTTCCTGTTCCTTCAATATCAAAAATCCCTGTTCTTTCTGGTGCAGGTTTATCTATTTCTTTAATCGGTAAATCTTTCTTTGGTGCCTCACTTCCTATAAAACTTTGTTGAGCTTTCTGACGCTTTAAAAGTTCTTCTGATGGGTCTTGTATTAATAATTTCTTTTTCTTTGGCATTTTTATTTACCTACCCCTGCTTTAAAATCATTTGGTTGAAAGCCTGTTTGTGCATTGCTCCTTTCATCAGCCACACCCTCAGCAATACTAACAGGCGGAATAAACTTAATTTTAATTGCTAATTGATTCCATAAATCATTTTCCATCTGTCTTGTATCCCATTGATAAATTTGTTCATAAGTTACATAACTAATCTTTCCCCCACTTTCGGGAATAGAATCAACACTACCCATAATAACTTTGGGAATACCCACGCTGATATAAATAAAGTTTTCTAAGTATCTTATCCATTCTAAGAAAGATTGAACTGGCGGAGTTGTTAATTGTTCAAATTCGGCTTCTCCTTTTTTCAAAGGTAATATTAATAATTCTCCGTCTTTAATTGCATCTGCATAATCTCTTTTCATATTTGCTAATCTTGTTTTATCTTCCTCATCAATATATAAAATTCTAACCGTGCTTCTATGTAATATTCTTCTATACCCTTCCATTGCTTCTTGTCTTGCGTCTAAAGCCCATTTAACAACAGGAACAACAGAAGTCCCGCCCATCTCATTTGCTACTCTATCGTTAGAGAAATGTAAAATCTCGTTTGGCTTCCACTTTTCCCCATTTCTCTTATCTTCATATCCTGTAATTAATCCTTTTTTATTATAATTAATTCTCATATTTGAAGGACTTAAAGGTTTAATATTAATTAAAGTTCCTTTATCATTTCTTATAATTTCTGCGTAACTATCTCCATTAACTTTTGACATAACTTTCATATTCCAAATAACAGAAAGAAAATCTTCATCTCCCCTCCCTTGAATATTATCTAAAAGAACTTGTGTCCTTGTGTCAGTTGTAAATCCTCGTCCTAAAACCCAAGTAGCGAAAGCATCAATAGCCTTTTTTAATTGTGTTAGTTTATGATAATATCCATAATACTCTGCAAAATTGGGGTTATCATAATGCTTTTCTTTTTGGTCATCATCTACTCCATCTGTAATTTTGTTATCCACTTAGAAGCCTGTAACTAAATTATTTAAGTCTGTGTTGTCTGTTTGTCTTATATCGTTTTTTGGCATTTTATTTTTGTAATCTCCTTATTAATTCTTGAATTAACTCTATCATAATTGCATCTTTATCTTCTAATTCATACTCTTTGTTTTTGTGTTCTATTTTTTTCATTTTATAAGTCCAATAAGAAAGGCACATCAAATTTTAAAGTTGTTGGATTTGTTCCGAAATCGTAATCATGTGCTGCCCCACCATTTATTTGGTCCCAAAGACTATAAGCTCTATTTTGTGGATCATGTCCTAATACAACTCTGCACCCGTTAGCATCTCTTTTCGCCCAAATCTCCACAGTAATTCTTAATGTTTCTCCTTTCTTAAAAAGAGTTGT